AATACATATACTATATAGATCCGGCCATATGACCGTTTCCTGAATCTTCTCATTGAAGTCAGGAATAAAGTGAAGTATAGAATCCAATATAATAAAGGTTTCTAACGACACTTCTTCACCAAATACATAACGAAGCATTGGAGGATGTTGTCCATCTTCCACATCAAAAATGATATTGAATTTTTCGTTTTCTTCAAACAATGATCCAATTTCATTTTCAAATACATAAGGAAGACTTTGTATCCTCGCCTTCCAAGCAATGTAATTTTCTCTACCTTCTGGTGAGGTTACATTACCTACCCACAAATCTTTTGTTTTCACGAAATTGGAAACAAGAAATTTTGTGAGGTCTTCTTCTTTATAAATTTTTGATAAACGAACAAAATGATGCTTATCTCTTCTCTTATCGAAAGAAGATTCATTTGCTCGTACTTTACCGTTGAACTTAAAGTAATCATAGTTCGTTTTGTTGAAGTGTTGTTTCAACGATAAGTATTTTTGGTACACTTCAAAGGGTCGCACTTTTGGTATCATATGGGAAGTTTGGATGTCTTAGGCATAAAATTTAATGCTTCCGCTTCTTCCCTTAGTTTGTTTTTAGTTTTGATATTAATTAAACCAGCTACTGTTTCCGACTCAAGACCATTTTCATCAGCGTGATACATTATAGCATCAAGAAAACTCATCTTAGTCGTTTCAACAATTTTATTGATTTCATCATTATATCGTTCAGAAGTAAACATATTAAGTAATTCTACCATATTATAGTTCCATTGTCAAGTTAAATTGTATTTTCATTACCACCATTACTTACAGCTTCCCCTTCTTTCTGTTCTGGATCATCTTTATCTTTGAACCAATAATCGGTTGCCTTAGCTAGGACAGCCACATAAGCACCTACCATGATATTCACTAGATCGCGACTCTCTTGTGGTAATGCTCCGTAAAATAATAACCATATTAAAAACAAAAAAGTTAGAACTATAATCATTGACAAAACATATCTTGCCATCCAATTCAGTTTCTTCCTTGTTTCGATTTTCTCATAACGTAATGCTTCCATTGGATTTTGCTCCCATAATTTTTCTTCTTGATCTTCAATCATTTCATCAGAGGTATTAATTTTACCATCCCCCAATCTTTTATGAACTTTGTTTGCCATATTCCTATCCAAAAAAATGTGTAGCGGGGAATCTTCTGTTACGAGGCGATTCCCCAAACCCTACAGATTAATTATGCCGCTAGAGCAACCCGCGCTGGGGAATAATCTGAATTATTAGCTGCGAAAAAGTTTGCATCTAATTTAGTTGATTGTAGTCAATCACCCAATTCGTTCTCTCTAATACCTTCATTAGCAATCGAAATCCTTGTCAGCCCCATCAGCGAAATACAATATCCGCAATCCATATAAATCCACAGCAGCCTAATAAAATTATAAAGGCAAGTACGAGGTTTCGATCACTCATTGTTGTACCTCTCTGGTGGAGCTGGCCGGAATCGAACCGGCGTCTTACTTAACTATTCTCTTAGGTCATCAAACAAATTCTTTGAGTTCTTTGTGATATTTATATCATACCATGTTGAAAACAAATTGTCAAGACATTTTAAAGTGGTAAGCATCACAAACATCTTTTAGTTTATGTATGTAATCTAGGGGATTAAACACTCTCCAATCAACCAATACATCAGTATCCATCAATGGATTGTATTTGTTCTCATCGAACCTTATCAACATACAAAGAACCACTTTCTTAGGAATGACACCATACATTTCATATATCATTCTTGAGTAAGCTGTTCCCTGTAGAATATAAGATAGAATGTATTCTTCTTTCTTAATGTAGGTAGCAGTCTTCCAATCGATAACCGCTAATTCACCTTCGTATTCAGCAATCAAATCTGTTGTTCCTGCTGTCTTCAAAGCATCAGACCACAATGGTAATTCGATACCACGAATGTTGTCTATCTTTTCATCTATTTGTGGGATAGCAAGTTTGATAAGTTCAATGTGTTCTGCTGCTACACCTTGTAGATAATCCTCTTCACCTCTCAAATATTTTTCAATTACATTGTGAATTTTAGTTCCACGAATAGATGCTTTGGTGGAAATTCTCTGTGCTTTTTCGTGGCCAACCCTATTTCTCCAAGCTTGAATTCCAGGCTTAGAAACTATTTCGTATAGAAGGTTTGTGATAGATGGATACGTTCCATTCGGAGCATGATACATCCTACCATTAGTACCTGAGTTGTCTTGTTCTATTAGGTCTTTTCGATTCTCAAAAAGATCATAACTAAATTTTTTCATTATCGTATATCAATGGTATTTCTTGGATTTAATTTTTTTATTTCTCTCAATCGGTCTCTAAATCCATCATCGATTCTTCGACCAGCATGATGCCAAGGGTCACCAATATGACTTTTACCGAATACATGACTCACACTTGTTTTAGAACAACTTGGGCAAGGTTTTTCGGTGGGTTTATTTCTATCAACAATTTTCATGTTCTCTTCAAATACATGCTCACAAGAAGAACACTTGTAATCATAATATGGCATATTATTTTCCTGTTGTTATTTGTCTAATATATTATATAGTAACTAGATTAATTGTGAATAAATGGAGTTGTTAATACATTCATTCCAGCAAGTGTAGGGTATCCGTAATTGTAATAAGAACTAGGTACTTCTAAAGCAACTTTTTTGATAGTTGGCATTATTGTTTCCACTATGACTTTATCTTCAATAACAATTTTTCGTGTTTCCATTACACAATCTGGACACTCGCCAGTTGTAGTGTCAACCCAACATCCTGCTATAGCATGACAGACTTCTTCTGTAATGATTTCTGTTCTTGTCTCTGCAGCAGAAGCTGAACATAGTAGTGTCAAAAAACTTGTTGTCAGTAATAACTTTTTCATATACAATCTCTATTAAAATTAAACATTTCTCACTTTTCATATACTATTATACAGAAAAGTGAGATGTTTGTCAAGTCAATTCGTCAAAAAATCAATGTTTTCTATAAAAAATATGTCTGTCGATAGAAGCCATAATCTTTTTTTGCTTACTCCATTTTGGATATTTTTCCATCCAATTAGCGTGATAATGAGTAGCACCATCTGTTATGTCTATCAACTTATCTTCATAATGACTATCTAGAATTTTCACTGCAAGTGCTTGTGCAGAATTCCATGTTCTACCTTCGTTTGGAATATCCAAACGGCCATCACAATACCACGAAAATTGACATCTATCTCTCACAGGAACATGATCATTTAACTTAGCACTATAATAATGCTGTCCTTCCTTAACTACACCACAAATGGTATTAGGGTAACTTTTATTGAGCTTACGATTAATCGTAACGTTTGCTACTGCGAGTTTCCCTGCTGTACTCTCCACACCCGCCTCAAAATAAATATTTTTTGCTAGACAATCTACGTCTTTCAATGAATATCTAGTTGTTGGTTCGGGGGTTTGATAATAGTCTTTTGCCGTCACATTTACAGATTTTTGATTAAGAATACGATCTAAGTCGAATTCCCAATTTTTTTGTAATGTAACTGAAGCATTGCTATTAACTTGTGAAGTAGTATACCATAGTGTAGCAAATAAAGCAAGGAACACCCTTACTATTTTTACCATACTTGTATCCTTTTTTGGTTATTCAATCAGTTCAATAAAATACATGAAAAATCAATCTCAACCAAACTTGTAGTTATATTTATATACTTTTAATCTTCTACAACTACTTTTTCTTTGATTTTTTCTTAGGTTTTGATTCAATTTCCACCTCCACATCCTCCATTTCTTCGACTTCGGGGAGCAATTCTGGCCATACATCTCTGACCAATTTGTAAGACAATCCCTTATAAGATAGATTTTGGTCTTTGACAGCTATCAACAATTTAGCATCTTTTGGGTCAACTCTTTCCAACAATTGAACAAACATCGATTCACGCTTGAGCATAGAAAGTTCATGTCCACCACCCTTGACAAAATAATCTAATTTTTTCACCTCAAAATGTAAAGCACCATCAACGGAATCCGCTTCCTGACTTGGTGTATATGGTGGCGAACCTTTCGGAATGTGCCACTTAACGTCTGGATGAAAGTTCAATTGTAACAATGCTTGAGTTGCATAGTTAGCTCTATTCTTGAGGATATCTCTTTTCTCTTCTCTTGTTTTAGCCGCATCAACCATCTCAAGAGTTTCGATAACATTATGTTCGGCCATATTATACTTCTCCTATAAATTGCTTATCTGTCATTGCAACAGTTTTTTTGATTTTTGGAACATATTCATGTGATGTTCCATGTTCCGTTTCGTTCATATTTTTTGTCCACACAGCATTAATATCTGGATAGAATACCCCTACAGACCTCTTAGGAGTTCCGTCAGCGTAATATGCCATCG